TTGAATTGACTGCATTGACTCGATCTCTGATGGCTGGATGTTTGTGTTTAACTTTAACTTTGAACCCAGCATTCTGTAAAATACTTAAATCAGTTCTTCCTCCAGCACTTGTTTTTCTTTGTCTTGAAGCTGGATCAGGATAAATGAAGATTGGAATCTTTGTACCATACCTATCGTGTATTTCTTGGCACATTTCATCAGTATTACTTGAATAAATGACTATCTCATCAACAAAATAAACCTTATCTTTTTCTATTTGTGCAACACAAGCACTCATGGGATCTACGTTAAAGTCCATTCCTATATGTAAAGGTTTTGTCCAATCTATCTTTTTATTATTAACATTTTCTACTGGGTGGAAATTGTAATAAACAGTTCCAGCATAGTTCTCAAATGTACCCTCAAACTCTTGTCTAAAAGTTCTCTGGTCTAAATCGGTTCTCGCTTGTTCAAGTTCTTCCTTATTAACCATACCTCCTTGTAAAGTCGTATATTGAAAACTCTCCCATTCCTTATCTTGTTTGCCTTTAAGATAAAGTTCATAACTCCAATTTCCATATCCTCTAGGAGTTCCACAAAACAAAACATCTCCTAAAGTGTCTGAAATAGAAGCTCTTAATACTTCATACCAAGTACGTTTATCTATATCGGCAAATTCATCTAATATTAAAAAGTTAATTCCTGTACCTCTTAAAGCATCAGGTTGATCTGCTGATTTTAAGCTTATGGTACTATTGGATTTCTTAATTCTTACAGTTAAATTCGTTTCGTTAATATCTTCAATCCAGTTAAAGGAATGAAGCATGGTTTTAAGATTAGACCAGCATATTTCCCTAGACATTTTAAAGGTGGGAGAAACATACCAAATATTTTGAACTGGCTTGGCAGCATATTTCATCATCTCGGTTATAGCAAGATGTGTTTTTCCAAATCTTCTTCCTGATATTAAAACTCTAAATCGTTTTTTAGATTGACTGACTTTGTGCTGTGCTTTCGTCAGAGTAATTTTCATTTAGAATTACTGCAATGGATTTTTCGTTTGTATTTTAATTTCTTCTAATTGTAATTTTAATAGTTCAATTTCTTTTGTTAAAACTGCAATATTAGTTTGGTTGTCTGCCATACCTTTATTCACATTACCAATTTCTTGTGCTAATGGAGTGAAGTCTGGTGCAGTCTGTTCTGTTAAAGCAGTAAGTTTAGTTGTAATTTCTCCATACTTAACAAACCCACCACCAATAGCCACAATCGCTGCTATTAAAGCTGCTATCCCAGCTAATTGATCTTTGATATTGAATTTACTTTTTTCTTTAGCCATTTTGTAACTCCTGTATTTCTAGTAGTAACCTTTTCTTTTTTAAATCAATTTCATTGAGTTTTCTAGTCTTAATTTCAATGATGTCGTTTTCCACATAGTTTGCAAGGGTAATATTATTGTATATTTTACGATTATCAAAAATAGGTATCTGATTAAGGTAAATATCTTTAGGCACATAGAAATCAACCTTATTATATTCTAATAATGATGCTTGGTCATTCATCATAATATCTAGCTTAATAAGATTCTTAATAACGAGGTTTTTAGATATATCTTTTACTTTAGCATCAACTTTAGTCATAACTGCATCTATGGCAGATACTTCTGTTGTTTCTGTTTTCGTGCTTGTTTCTTTTTTCTCTGCTGTTTTAATTTCTGGTTCTTTCTTCTCTTGTTTCTCTTCTTTTTCATTAATCACTTCTTTCTTTACAGTTTTCTTGGTTTCCTTTTTCTCTTGTACCACCTCCTCTTTTTTAGAAGAAACTGATACTGTTTGTTTGTTTTCCTTTTTCTCATTAATTTCTTTTTTAACTTCTTGTACTACTTCTTTCTTTAAAGTTTCAACAGCTTTTGTTTCATTCATAGTCTTAACGACTTCCTGAACTTTAGCCATAGTTTTAATATTAGTGGCTTTAGGAGTATTAACACTTACTGTCATATTTTCTTCAAGAACGACCTCAACTTTAGTATTCTCGGTAATACCTAAAGCATAAATCTTTTCTTCTAATTTAGATTCGATACCAGAGATAACAGTCCATATTTCACTTTCAGTAAGATTAGCAGTACCTAAAGATTCATTCAGTTGTTCTATTTCTTCTGTGGTAAAGACTTCATATTCTTCAGTTGGAAAATCTAAAGTTAATTCTGCTCCTAATAAGTTTGGCCCTCTAGTAATGGATGATGTACTTTGTGAACCATCAATACCCTCCCAAGACCATTCATAAGAATTAGCACCGACTCCATGATAAATAAGGTTATCATCAAACTTTTTAGAATTAGAATTATAACCAGCATCCTCTGTTCGACTGGTTGTCATTTCAGCTAAAACATTACCGCTTGAATCTTTAATTTTAATATGCAGCTTATAAGTATCAACTGCTCCTACTGAATTACCACATTGATTTGATGATCCACTCCATTCACAATTTTGAACTGAAAAATTACTATTCAAAGCAATACCACCATCTAATTTTTTTTGATTTGAGGTGTGGGAATTACTACTTTCATCATTACCAGATATGCCCACTAACGTATCACTAGCAGATACTTTTAAATCGTGTGATGCTTCTAGTTCTCCAGTAAATGCTTTCCCACAAGCATTATCTACTTGTGTTTCGCAAGTAATAGTAAAACCATTATGGGTGCTATTGTTGGTAAGATCAACATTAGAACTTCCTGTTTGTACTCCATCTAAATCAAAGTTATCACGACTAGAAGATGTTGTACCAGCATTAGGTAATATATTGATAGAGGTTGCTGTATCATTTTCGTCTGCTAAACCAACTGAACTAGCAAACCAACTTAAACTACAATAAAGTAATATGCCTAATAGTATAATTATAATCCATCTCATTAGAATATAATTTCCATTATTAAAATATATAGTGTTATAAAAATAAACATTCCCATCATTTGTTTGTCGTAAGGGAAGTTAATCATTTGGGAGATTCCCAACTTTTCACAGGTAATAAATCTTTTGATGTTACAATAACTTCTTCTCTTTTCTTCATACGAGAAACGTACTTTTTATAATCAGGTCTTTCAAAATCGTATTTCTTCCATAATGCTAAAGCTTCTTTACCGATCTTGCCATCTATCGGACAAGGAGTACCAGCATTAATCATAGCTTCAAAAACTCTTTCGTCTTGGCATAAGATTGCAACAGCTCCTACTTTCATACCAAAATCATATAGAACTTTTGATAGTTTAATTCTTTCACAATTCATATCTCTAAATGTTTTTCCACCAGATACACCTATACCAAAAGTTTGAACTCCAGCCGATGCACCAGTCGCACAAACGTCTTGGGATTGAGCTGAAAAAGATGGAGCATGAGATGAGGGAGGTGCTGATCTTATATTAGAGTTGCTTGTTGAATTTGTTGTTGAGCTGGATGACGAACCTGATTCGTATGTTGTAGAACCTCCTGTATAATTACCCTCGATAGCTGTATTTGAACCAGAAACATTTGATTGAGTAGAACCAGCAATAGCTTTGTTGGAATATATTAATAATATCATAAATAAAATTGTACTCAAAAATTTCATATCTTCTCTTCTGTTTTTTCCTCACGTTCTGGCTTACACATAAATTTAGTGTATAGTTGTTTTTCATCCACTTCCTTTATATCAACACTTTTTAAAACAATCAAAGATTCTTCATAAGCAGTTACGATACATTCGCCAAAAGTATCAAATGTTTGATTATGGGTAACAGGTGGCATACAGTTTGAGTAAAAATTACTACATACTGCCATAATCAAAGCATACTTAATCATCGTCTTTTTTCTTATAATATTTTCTTCTTACTATTTGTTTCCAAAACCACAAACTAATCATACTTATTTTGGTGCTTAATTTATGAGTCACGTAATAAGAAAACTTCAAAAATAAATTCATCATTGTCAAAGCTTCCTGCATAAATCCTTTGTTAATGTTAATTACAATTATTTTTATCTAGGTCGATTGGCTTATCTTGATAAAACCATATCCAACTAGATAGCTTTGTTCCATCTTGTGTGTAAGTGCATTTATGTCCTACTGAACAGGCACTTAAAGCAAAGAATAAAGCTATAACTAAATATAATTTGTTCATATTCCTCCTTTTATTGACACGACTCGCATTCATCGGTGTCGTCTATGACTAAACCTCCAGATACTTCATTTTCGTAAGTTTTATTTTCGGCAATATTTTGGTTATCAGCCGCACTACATTCGCAGCTTTCACAATTACATTCTAATAATTTATGATCGCTTCCTGAAGTATGATGACAGGGATGTCCACATTTTTTGCACCAAGTCGTAGTCATTATTAAACTTTCTATAATCCATTATTAAATAAACTATATATCCCATTAGCATAATAAATAGAATTAACCAAAACATAATTGATTATTCTCCTAAAATAATTTTCTTAATAGATTGAGTGCCATCTATATTGGTTTCTAATTCTGCTTTTGTCTTAATGCACTTGTATTCTATGTTCTCATTAACCTGTCGTGATGCCTCTCGCTTATGCTTTAAGCAAATACTCATTGAGTCTTGAATACGATGTTCTTTAAT